CTAATCGTTAAAGATTTCTTCGGGTGTGAGTCTTTTTTGTGCTTTACTGAGTACAGCACCTTTCATCAAGCGTTGTGCGTGAGCTGCGTGTGCTTCGGGGACTTGCATTTTTTTGCCAATTGGTATTGCCACTGGAATACCATTAACTGAAAATTTCATCGGGTCTCCAAATGCTGCACGGTATGCTTCTGGCACAAGTACTTCTACCATCTTGCTGCCTTTCATTCTTACATTTGCTGCCTTTAAATCTGCTTGTAACTCAGACTCTTTTTTTGTTGACTGCTTTAGGGTAGCAGTCGTATTTATGTTCTTTTTCGCCATAAATGACCTCCTTTATTATTTTAATTTAATTATACAACTTTGATGTAGATAACATCGTCAGCACTTAATGCAGATGCTTTGTTTACTGCACCTGTACCGTCTGCTGCTAACCAGTACTGAATTGTTCCTGGAGCTGCAACGCCTGCTAATGCAATCGCGTCACCGTAAGTGTATCCTTCAGCAACTGCTAATTTAACTTCGCTTCTACCAAGTTGAAATTCACCTGGAGATGAACTTACTGGTGAGAAAGTTATAGTGTATTCACGAGGTGAATCTGCAAAATCAGAAACTGAAGTTTCGAATTGAGGAGCTGAGAAGTAGTTTACGATTGCTTCTGGGTTGATAACTTTAGCACCGAAACCAGTAATTTTCCAACCAATTGATTGTCTTTGGTCTAGTGGGTCTTCAACACCAGCAGAACCTAATCCTTTAGAGATAACTCTTAAGCCAGCGCCTTCTAATTTAGTAATTGCATATGCTTCTTCACCAATAATTGTTGAGATGTGTACACTTGAAGTGTGTGTAACACTTGAACTATCTGTAAATGAGTGAGAGAATATTGGAGCGTTTAATACTTCTTCAAAACGGATTCCAAATAAATCTACTATCATACCATCGCTAAACATTGCATTTGTTCTACCAAAGTTCATAAAGTTTTGAACTTTAGTGTCTTCAAATAGTTGAGCCATAACATCTGGTGATACTAATGCTACATATTTTCCACCAGCTTTTCTGTTTCCACCAATGAAAGCTTTTTTCATTGCTAATACAATTTTACGGAAGTCGTCAATTGCAGGGTTTTGGTCAGCTGCAGTTGAATCAACAAGTGTATCTAAACTTGAGTTGTTAGTTCCTGCAAAGTAAGCTGAACCTTCAGCAATCAATACATCACGAACGATTTCATCTAATGATTCTTTCGCTTGGAAACCTAATTCCACTGTGTATTCTTGCTTAATTTTGTCTAATTGTTGTAATTCTACAATGTCAGTGAAGTACATTACATTACCGTATTGTGCAATAACTGCTGTAATGCTTTCTCCTGATACTGTTTGTCCTGAAGGAGTTTCCCCTTCTACTAGTGCTCTCTTAGTAACATCTAGTTTGTTGAATCTTCTCCAGTTAATTGTGTCACCAAAGTTCTTTGGTAACGATTTTTCGATTGCGTATTTTGAGTAATGGAACTCTAATTGACGCAACATTTTGAGCAACAGTCTGTCGTAATATGCGTCTGGTTTAATTACATAAGAACCAGATTGGTTTGCACCACCATATTGTACAGCTGAAGCTGGGCTTCCACCTAATACTGCCATTTTATATTCTCCTTATAGTTTTTTTATTTTATAAGGCGTTGCTCTCTAAGTATACTTTCAATCTCATTATCCCAGTTGTCAGAGTCTTCCGTAGGTCTACCACGAGTGCCTGTTTTACCGGCTGCTGTTTTTGAACGCTTCTTAGAAATTTTAAGCTGTTGTTGTTTGCCTCGCTCAAGGGCACTATCGTAATTTGTCGCCTTATATACAAATTCTAATAGGTCTGGGTTTTCAGTTACATCGATACCCATTTCGTTAGCTTGTGCAAACATCTCATCTACATCATCTTCAGAAAGTTCGTATCTATCAACAAGTGCTTGAGTTCTTACATTAAATATCTCTTTACGATTTTGTAACTCTAATTCTTGAACTTTTTGTTCAAGCTCTTGCTGTCTGGCAAACTGTGCAGGAGTAATACCCTGGGTTCTTGCGCGCTTTCTTGCCGCTTCTTCTCTCCAATTTTTGATAAGTTGGTCTTTGCTCAAACCATATTCAGTTGCAATTTCCTCTAAAAATTTATCGGTTTCTGCATACTGGTCGCGCTCTTCGCGTAATCGCTTAAACGCATTATTTCTGCGGTGAAGTTCTTCGTCGTCTTCTTCCGCTTCTTCCTCGACTTCTTCGTCCTCTTCTTCCTCTTCTTCGTCATCAAGCTCTTCGTCTATTTCTTGCTCGGCCTCTTCTGTTTCTACCGGCTCTTCTTCGACCTGTTCTACAGGACTGTCTTCTGACTCTGCTTCAGAAGCAAACTCTTTGTCGAGTTCATCGACTATACTATCGATGTTAAAACCTTGTTCTTTTTCTTGCATTTCTCTCTCCTCCGTCTTGAGATTCTTTTGGGCGACGATGCCAAAAGGTCTGAAAAGGCGTTATACACTAACATTATCCAGCTTGGACGCTGAACCCTCTCATACTTTTTATTACAAGTTCTGCCCTTTTTTACAACTAACTACTGTGGTGTTCCTTCTTGTCGTCTTTGAACATTGCCTAATCCGTCTTGTTGACCTTCAGCTTGTTCAGGATTCATAATCTGGAAAACCATCTCCGCAACCATTTGAGGGTCATACCCCGCCTGCATTGCTTGCATTACCTGCTGTGTTATCTCGGATGCTTTTTCTATAGATTTATCTTGTCTATCTTTTTCGATACGAGCAAGAATGACATCTCTATCTGATGGGTTAAACGCTTTGACAATATCTTCTGGTCTTACAATTTCAATACCAGGTGCGTATTGTAGTTGCCACTCAGACAACATACGCATTGTTTCGCGTTTTGTTTCTTCGTTGTTTTGCATTTTAGCTTGTATATCTATGTTGAAGTCCCACGCGAGGTCAACGAACTCCTCTGCTCTAAATGGAACATACTCATACTCAAAGTCATTGTTTGGATTTGGGTCACGCATACGCATCAATCTATCATCAGTATAATATTGAATTGCATTTTGTAACAACGCATAACTTACTTTTTCTATGAAGTGTTCAAACAATACCATTTCGTCTTGGAAGACAACAAGTGAACGCTGTATCATTGAGTTGACACCACCACTTGTTTGGATACTACCTGCACTCGCTCCTGTGTTAAAGTTAGTCATACCTGTAAAATCATCAATCTCTTTTTTGAGATATTCCATATAATTCATCAGTGTCATCGGTATGTCAGCGACATCAACATTACGGATAACATTTGCTAGGTCTGGATACTTGGATAAGAACACAAGTCCGAACGCATTACCATACTTACTTATAATTCTTGGGTCAATACCACTACCTTCATACACAATCTTCTGTGGATTTTGGTACAATGTTGCTAATGTACCTATGATTGACTGTATTTTATTTAACATTTTGACATTT